ACCGTCTACCAAGAACCCACGTTCTACGACGAACTCCCATCGGATGGCTACCGCGAAGCGCACGGGTTCGATGCTGCCTACACCGCCAAAACGCACGCCGACTACAGTGTCACTCTCACCGGCCGTTTGTACGGCGATCAACTGTACGTCACGAACATGATTCGTGACCAGCTCGAACCCGCCCACTACATCGCCAAACTCAAAGCCAACGGTATTACGGACGTGACATGGTTCCTGAGCGGCACGGAAAAGGGCCTCGTCGCCTTCTTGAAAGACCAAGGCATTCGCGTGCGTGAAGTCAAAGCCACCGGCGATAAGTTCGTCCGCGCCCAACCATCCGCCGCCGCGTGGAACACCGGCAACATCCTCATTCCACGCACTGCCGTGTGGCTAGACGATTTCCTCAACGAAGTGAGTACTTTTACTGGCGTGAACGATGCCCACGACGACATTGTCGACGCCCTCGCAGCCTTGCACCACGCACTCGCCAACACCCCCACCCCCGGCATGCGCAAGTACGCATAAGGAGGCCCAACCGTGAGCGACGACATCATCAACGGCCTCACCAGCGTCTGGCTCGGCAGCCAAGCGTACAACCTCGCCACCTTCGAAACGTACTACTACGGCCAGCAACAAGCCGACGGTGCCAGGAGCATGCTCACCACCACGCAAGCCGCGCAAGCCGACATCACCCGCTTCTGGCGACCCGTCAACTACGTCGCCACCGTCATTGACGAACCCATCGGGTACCTCGCCAACGGCCGCATTCGCATCACCAGCCCGAACGAGCGCGCGCAAGCGTGGGCCGAATCGTACTTCCAACGCAGAATCCGCCCCAGGCTCGACGACGTGATTCGCTGGCAAGGCCTGTACGGCGAAAGCTACCTGTACTTCTGGACCGACTACGAAGGCGCCAGTCGCGGTTTGAAGGTGGACTCGATTGCACCCATCGAAGCCGGCACGCGCAGAGTCCTCGCTGACTACGGTGGCGAAGACCCTGAAGAACTCACGGCCGCCGTCATCTACAAGCGCATTCCCGTCGACTCAAAGGGCGCGCTTGACGAGTACAGGATCACCATCAACCCAGAACGCATTCGCGTGGACAAACGCAGGATTCAAGGCCACGGAACTGGCGCTGCCGGCGCGTGGACCATTGAACGGGACGACCCTAACCCCGCTGGCGTCCTACCCCTCATTCCCGTCTTTAACCCAATCCCCAGCGACATCCTAGACTTCCTTCCCATCCAGGATGACCTGGACAAACTCCACTTGGACATGCGCCTGTCCCGCGAGTACCACGGTCTTCCCCTCCTCACGACAGACGCACCGGATGTTGCCAGTGACTTGAGTGTTGGGAGTGGCCGCATCCTGTTCGGCGGGAACTTCCAACGCCTGGACCCGCCCAGCATGCAAGCTCTCCTGGACGAGCGCTGCGCCCTCCTGGAGGACGGCGCAAGTGTCGTCAGGAGCCTCGCCCTAGCGAACAGGGCGGGCAGTGGCGAGATTAGCGGTGTCGCCCTGCGCTTCCTTCAGCAGAACTTTGAGTCGAGGTTGAACGCGAAGGCTGAACGCTTGTCAGGCGCGATGGAGTTGGCTTTGCGGACGGCGGCACGCATCGCGAGTCAAGACGCTCGCCTCCTGCAACTCGAAAGCCGCGGCCTGGAACAACCCGCCACGACAGCCGACTTGGCCGACCCGGAGTTCGCTGTGCAGTGGGAGCCTGTCATTCCCGCGGATGAGAAGGCGCAAGCGGAGATTGCGAGCATCATGCTCAACCAACTCGGTTCCAGCCAGGAGACGGCGCTTGGGAAGGCTGGGGTTGAGGAGCCAGCTCGGGAAATTGAGCGGGCGCGTGAGGAGCGTGACAGTGAGTTGCGCATGCCACCAATCGAGGCGGGGGACGCTGGTGACGCGTGATGGTCAGCGGCCGCACGATCGAACGGCAAGTCAAGCGGTTAGATCGTCAACTCGACCAGTTGGAACGCGCCGCGATTCACCGGTTGGACGCTGGCCTGCGGCAGGCGGCCATTCAGTTGGAGCGGGACGTCGCCACGCTCTACCGGCGCGCGGTGCAGGAGGCCGCCGGGTCTGGCGCGGCTGTCGCCGAGGCGCGAGCCAGAGTGTTGCTCGCGCAGGTCCGCAGCTTGTTGACGGTCACGGACGCCACGAGCGCGGAAAGTACGTTCGGTACGCTCGTCAGGGAGGCGCACGCCCTGTCCATCGAATCAGCCATCGCGGCGTTGGAACCGTACCAGCGGCAGGCGGTCACCGCGACAGCCATGCTGCCGGTCGATACGGCCGTTGCCGCATCGCGGGTCTCGACCCGCCTCGTAGAGATTGGCAACACACGCATCGCGAACGCTGCCGCCCGCCTCACCCAGCACGGTGAGGAGGCCGCCAGGGCGATCGAGCGGCACATCACGAGCGGCATTATTCAAGGCCGCGGGTGGCGCAGAACCGCGAGAGACATCAGGCGCGAGGTCGCCATCACCAGCAGGTCCGCGGAAACGATCGTGCGGACGGAGTCGATCATCGCGAGTGACACGGCCAGGCGCGAGACGTTCACGGAGGCGGGTGTTAAGTACGTGCAGCGCATCGCCACCGCCGACTCGAGAGTCTGCGGTTACTGCCTCGCCAGGGCCGGGAACGTCTACCGGATCGACGAAGCACCCGCCGCCATTCACCCCAACGACCGTTGCTACAACCAACCGTGGCGCCGGGAGTGGCACGACCTCGGCCTGACCGACGACAAGTGGGCCAGAGAGCACGCGACCGACGCGGAGACACGCGCTCAGGAAGACCCCAAGTACGGCGCTGCACCGTTCGAGAAGGCCGAAGGGCGTCAACCACCCAAGGCCATCTGGACGCCCACCAGCGGCTTCACAGCCTAGACTAGGCCATGCGCATCCGCACCAGGCTCCGGCCTGGCATCTACTGGGACGACCACAATATTCAACGCCCGTGCGTCGTCCTCGAAATGATCGACGTGCACGGCGAGATCACGATCGTCACCGCATTGGACAAGGTCACACGCGACGTGATCCCAGACCCACCAAGCGCCATTCCCATCCACACCAGCAATCAGACGTGACGCCCCGCCAACCGGCGGGGTTTCCACTTGCGCCACGAGGGGCGCACGACAAATGCCCGGATCGCCTACGCAGGCGCAAAACGCGGAGGTACTCATGAACACCCTCAACCGCTGGCCCCTCATGGACGACAATCCCGAAGATACCGGGAGTGCCGCCCCCGAAGAGGCCCAGCCTACGCCCGACGGTCGGGAACAGCCGGAAGCCCCCCAACCCCGAGAAGAGAAGACCCTCACGCAAGCCGAAGTCAACGCCATCGTCGCGCGTGAGAAGAAGAAGGCGGAGAAGGCCGCTAGGGAAGCGTTCGAGCAGGAACGCAAGAAGGCGGACATGACCGAGATTGAGCGTGCCAAGGCCGAAGCCGAAGAGGTCAAGCAGCAGCTCGAGCAGGAGCGTGCCGCTCGCACGAACGCGGAGCGCCGCGCGGCCCTCACCGGCAAGGTTGCCGACCCCACGGCTGCCCTCCGCCTACTCGACGAAGAGGAGCACCTCGACAGTGACGGGAACGTCAACGTCAACGCCCTCCTCGACACGTACCCGTTCCTCGCCCCCAACGGGGGAAGCGTGGACCTGCCAGGGGCACGAACGCACCGGAAGCCCAAACTCACGATGGATGACGTCAAGAAAATGACGCCTGCCGAAGTGAACGAACGCTGGGCTGAAGTGCAGGAAGTGTTCCAACGCGGGTAACGCATAGGGAGTCACCATGAGCATCAGCAACTTCGTGCCCACCATTTGGAGTGCCCGCCTGCAAGCGCACCTGGACAAGGGCCTCGTCATTGCCGCCCGCGCCAACCGGTCCTACGAGGTGGACGCGCGCAGTGGGACCGCCCGCATCAATCAGGTTGGCGACATTCCCGTCACCAGCCACACGAAGGGCGCGACCGTGTCGTACGCGGAACCGTACAGCACGCAGCAGACCCTGAACCTGAACCAGCGCAGCATTGCCGGCTTCAAGGTTGACGACCTCGACGCTGTCCAGGCGAACATCAACCTCGTCGAGAACTACAGTCAACGCATGGGGTACAGCCTGCGTGACGATATCGACCGGTACGTTGCCAGCCTGTACAGCAGCGCGGGTGCGGGTGATGTCGCGATTGACATTACCGCCGTCGCCGCGAGTGAGGTGCGTGACGCGTTCGCGGAAATGGGTGAACTGCTGGACGCGAACAACGTCCCGATGGAAGGCCGCTGGGCGCTGGTCAGCCCCAAGGTGCGGGCCGCCATGTTCAAGGATACCGGCATTACGCAGGCGACGGACGCAGGCGATCAGGCCCTTGCGAATGGCGCGATTGGTCGTTTCATGGGGTTCGACCTGTTCATGAGCAACAACGTGCTCGGGACGGGCGTCACCGTCACCCTGTCGGCCGCGGCGAGTCAGGGCGACACGACCCTGACCGTGACCGCCCTGTCGGACGCCGTGCCTGCCGGTACCATCCTGACGTTCGGTCCTGGCCAGTACGCGCGCGTGACCGCCGATGCGGCCTCAAGCGCGACCAGCATTACTGTCGCCACCCTGACGGTGGACATCGCTTCGGGCGCGACGGCGACGTACGTGAAGGTCCGCAAGTGCATGTTCGGCACGAGTGACGCGATCACGATGGCCATGAACCTGCAACCCAACGTCGAAGCCCTGCGTGACGTCAGCACGACCGATGATTACGTCCGGGCCGAACAGAACTACGGTGCGCTCGTGATTGAACCGTACGCGCTCGGTACCCTGTCGGCTACTGAGGCTGCGTAAGCGTAATGCCGCGAGTGCGGAACTTGGTGACCGGCTTGGTGCATGACGTGCCAGCCGGTCACCCGGCCCTAACCGACGACCGGCATACCGTCCTGACGGAAGTGGAGGTGGAGGATGGCGGCGCTGGACCTAACGAATCGGACGGCGGTCCTGACGTTCCTGACGACCAGCCTTCCCAGCGAGGACGAAAGCGCTCTGGAAGCTCTACTCGACGCAAGCGCAGCAGTTGACAAGGTTGACTGTGGTGACGCGACGGAAACGGGCGTTACAACGTACCGACCTTGGTTCGTGCTGGCCAACGTCTTGCAGTCGGACCCAACCGCGATCGAGACCGTCCGATCGGGCGCCGGCTCGCAAGTCGCGTACCGCGACCCGATCACGGCCTACCAGGCGCTCATGCAGCGTCAAGCCGCGTTCGACGCGGGTTACTGCACCATCCCCACCGGGTTCGAGGCGGTCACCGCGGGAGGCGTCAACAGCGCGTCGTTGACGCGCGCGTATGCCTAGCCTCCTCGCTACGGCCCCCTTCCAGCAGCAGACGTTCACGTACGAGACGGTGACCGGCACCACCACGGATGCCTTCGGGAATCCCGTGCCGGTCACCACGACGGGCACCATCACGTGCCTCTTCGCCCCCTACCGCTTCGACCAGTTGCGCCCCCAGCCGGGTGCAGACCCGAAGGTCATCGCTGGCAGGGGCGAGCTGATCGACCCGCTGGCCTTCCCCGATGGGGTTGGTATCGGGTCGAGACTTACGGGCGTCTGGGATGGCCAGGCGGTCACGGCAACGATCACGAATGTCATTCCGAATGACCTCGTGGGCGTGGACATCGGCACGTACTTCGCAGCCGACCTGTACGTCGAGGGGGGGTGAGGATTCGTGCCTATCGACCTGGAGTGGCGTGGCCAGGCGGTCACGGAGGACCTGGCCGAGCCGTTCTACCAGGCGAACGAGCTACTCGGACGCGAGTTCACCAAGCAGATCACGCGGCGCGACTGGGACTGGCCCGTGGGTGAGTCCCCGAGGGACATCGTGAACTTGGGTCAGCTCCGCGACTCGTACCAGATGGACCGAGAGCGTGACGCGGGTGGCATCTACTGCGATCACACGTGGCCCGTGCAGCATGCGCTGCCCGTCCACTCGACGGCACCAGCCGTGTACGCAGGCGACCCCCCGAGCGACTGGAGGGTCACGGGCCTGGAGGCTCGCGTCGATCTCGTCCCGAGCATCCAGCAGGTCCCCGCGTACACCACGGCTCGACCCGTCCTCACGCACACCGTGCGGCTCGTGAGCCACGGCACGCCCACCACCATGCAGCAGGCGGTCGAGCGCCTGCTCTCCCGCTGGCCGACCGCCTCAGCGTCGGCACAGAACGAGAACGTTCCGCTGGGCATCCTCGCCCAGTACACGCTCACTGTCCCCGCCTAGCGGGGAGAAAGGAGGCGTCATGCCTCTGAAATACTCGCTCGTGGAGGGCAAGAACACGGGCCTCTACCTCGCCTACCTGGGTGCTGGCGTGACCGCCGCGCCCACGCCTGTCACGGTCACGGTGGACACGGCTGGCGCAACCGCTGGCGACACGACCATTCCCATCACGGACCCTGGCACGAACATCCCGAAGAACACCGTGCTGACGTTCGATGATGCAAACAGCACGACCGTCGTCGTCACCGCCGACTTCACCGCTGGCGCTGCTGGCAATCTGGAGGTCGAGGACTACGACGGCGCCTCGGGTGACGGCATCGCCAACGCCCTCACGTCCGGCGACGCGGCCTCCTGGGACGGCCTGTACACCGCCGTCGGCACGGAGAACGCGCCGTTCTCCAACAACGCGCAGACCAACGAGCTGACCGCCGTTACGTACGGCAGCGGCTCCGGCGTCAGCGTCAGCGTGCCGAATGTCCAGAGCAAGTCGCCGCAGACCTCGCGGACCGGCCTGCTCATCGCGGACGGCCAGCTCACGCAGGACCTCATCACGTACGGGGATGGGAACGGCAACTGGTACGCGAAGCACGTGACGCCGGACGCGACCGGCAGCGCGTACGTCACCCGCGAGGGTGTCGCGCGCGTCACGGGCGTGGACCAGGAGCAGCCTGCCGACGGCCTCGTGCGCCTCTCGTACACGGTCACGTTCATCGAGGAGCCGACCGTCACCTTCGCCGCGCCCTGACCGTGATGCAGTCCCGACAGCGTAGGGCCGGAGCGCCGGTCCTGCACGCCTGCGGCCCCCGCCTCGACGGCGGGGGCCTCCAGGTCGGGCTGCTGGCTGTCAGCGCACAGTTAGACGACCTTATCTACGACCTGCACGAGGTCACCACCGACGGAGAGCGCACGGGCGAACCGATTCGCGTGCGCCTACCCCCCGCCTTGCAGGACCTGCCCGAGGACCGCTGGGTCGAGCGAGTCGCCCTGCCCCTCGCAGAGGAGACACCATGAAGCTCTCAGATATCTTGGACGCCACCGCCGTCAGCCTGGAGGTGGACGATCTCGCGTTTCGCCTGCGCCCGTTCACGAACGCGCAGGTGCTGGAGTGGAATCGCGTTACGTTCGCGCCGAGCGACGAGGGTGCGCTCGTGGAGCGCGTCGAGCGGCAGCAGACCGCGCAGATCGACCTGATCGCGAAGCACATGCGGTCGTGCGTGGTAGAGGGGAGGGCGACGCAGGTTACCCCAAAGTGGGTGCGGGAGACGCTCCCCCTCGATGTCGTGCAGGACCTCGCAGCCTATTTCGTACGGAATGAACGCCCGTCCTGGGCGGTGACAGAGGGAAACTAGAGGAGGCGGGGGCGTCCGTCGCGCTTCTTTGTGGAGCGTACGGGTACACCCCCCGCCAGGTCGCAGACATGACCCCCCTGCAGATGCAGTACCTGCTCGACCACCTACCGGAGGTGGAGTTGCGGCGCGTCTGGCCCATCGTCAGCCTGGAGGCGGCGGTGAAGAACGCGGTGGGTGGGAAGCCAGACCCGAGTGACCAGTCCAGCGGACTCGACGCGAGTCGTGCGTACTCGCCCGTGGAGCTGCTGCCGTGGTACGCGCGGCCCGACTGGGTGGAGCGCATCGAGAGCGGCATCCCCAGCGATGCGGCAGAGGACTTCATGCAGCACCGTCACCTGCTGCCAGCCTGGGCACTCGGCATCGCGCCGCTGGACGCCATCCAGCGCGCCATGCCTCGGAGGTGAGAGATGGCCGACGCGAATCTCGGTACGGCACGCCTGCGCGTGTACGCAGACACGAGCGGCCTCGACCGCAGCCTGCGGGACGCGGAGAGGTCCACGACCGCTGCCCTCACGGGCATCGACCGGAAGGCCCAGCAGGTCGGCACGAGCCTGTCCCGCATCGGGACGGGCCTCACCATCGGCCTCACCGCGCCCCTCACCGCGCTGGGTGCGCTGTCGATCAGGGCCGCGAGCGACGCGGAGGAGACGCGCGCGAAGTTCCAGACCGTCTACCGCGACATCGGAGATGCCGCCGAGCGGTCGAGCGAGCGCCTGTCCACCGCGTACGGCCTGTCCGACCGGGCAGCGCAGTCGCTGCTGGCGAATACCGGCGATCTCCTTTCCGGCTTCGGGTTCACGCAGGACGCGGCCCTCGACCTGTCCACGCAGGTGAACGAGCTGGCCGTCGATCTCGCGTCCTTCACCAACTTCTCGGGAGGCGCGGCAGGCGCGAGCGAGGCGCTGACGAAGGCTCTCCTGGGTGAGCGCGAGAGCGCGAAGCAGCTGGGCATCGCCATCCTGGAGGCCGATGTCCAGAAGCAGGTGGCGATCAACACCTCGCAGGGTCTGACGTTCGAAACGGAGCGGCAGGCGAAGGCGTACGCGACGCTGCAGATCGCGCAGCGGCAGAGCGCGAACGCCATCGGAGACTTCGCTCGCACGCAGGACTCGTTCGCGAATCAGACGCGCATCCTCGGCGCTGCCGTGGACGACCTGAAGGTCGCGCTGGGCGAGGGCCTGCTGCCCATCCTCACGCCCATCGTGTCGAGGGTCGCGGATGTCGTCGAGCGATTCAGCGAGATGGAGGAGGGCACCCGCACGCTCGTCCTCGTGACGGGCGGCATCGCCGCGAGCCTGGGACCGGCACTCCTCGCGCTCGGCCAGATCGTGACCATCGCCCCCGCCGTCATCGGCGCGCTCGGCGGCATGAGCGCCGCGATGGCGTTCCTCGGGCCGCTCGGCATCGTCGCCGGAGGGTCGGCCCTCATCGCCACGCTCGCCTTCCGCATGAGCGGTGGCCGCGAGAGCCTGGCCGAGAGCGCCGCCGAGGCGCAGGCCGCCATCGGCAGCAGCACGGACAAGGCCGGACTCGTCGGTGGCCTGCAGGACCTGCGCGAGCGGATGGACGGGCCGGTCGGTACGGCCCTGGAGACGCTGATCTCGCGCATCGACCGCAGCACCGTCTCCTTCCAGGAGGCGAAGGCAGCAGCCGATGCTTTCTTCGCAGCGCAGAATCGCGGCCTCGTCGCGGAACTCGCGCGACTGGAGGAGGAGGCGCGGGACCTGCAGACCCTCCTCGCCAGCCAGGCTGACCCGTCCTCGTACCCAACGCAGGGCCTGACGGGCGATCTGGATGCGCGCATCGAGGCGCTGCGTGCCGAGGGGAACGCCATCCTCGACCTCGGGGCTGACGCGACCGAGGCGCAGCTCGCGCGGCTCGATGAGATCAGCGCGCAACTGGAGACTCTGGAGCTGGAGGCTGCAGGTGTCGGGGCCGCCATCTTCTCCGAGGAGGACGCCGCGCGCGTCCAGGGTCGCCTCGATGAGGTCCTGTCCCGCGCTGCCGAGATCAGGACCGAGCTGGGCCTCGATGTCGGGACGGGCACCCCCGCCCCCACGCCGACGCCTACCC